TGAACGGGAACCCAGATAACATCTCGGCCCGTTCCTCATCCGTTTTAGACGGGAAGAGGTATTTCAGTGCTTCAATGCTATCAACACCTAATTCCTGAAGGTTGCGCACCACAATGGAGTTGTTCAGGATGTCCTGCGTTGATTCCTCATACACAGGGCCAAGCCAACGCCAAAGAACGGTAAGGTCACCATCTGGAATGAGACCCATGACTCCTGGTGGAATCATTTGGGTTTCCACGCATGCCATCAACAGTTTCTTTAATGTTTCGTTGTATTGCTTCATTGCATCCTCATAAGCTCTTTCTGCTTCTGGGGTAGTATTAGCGGGCAAGTCAACTGGTTTTTCAATACCTGCAGCAGCTGCAAGCGTTGTTTTAAATAACTGTTCTTCTTGGTAAAGAATTAATTCAAGACAACGACAAATACCATGTGTATAAATTGCATTTGCTTTTTTCTTAGATGTAGCAGCAACACGACCAAACAGTGATTTATATTCAGTTGCGGTTACGCCAGCAGAAATTGAAAGCTCATCAACACCACCAAGTGCTGTACGAATCTCTTCTCTATACTGACGAGCAAATGCATTTTGGTCACCAGTAATTGCATCTGGCACAATATAACCAACACGGTCGTTTGGTTCCAGGTTTGCAATAATGCGTGGAACACGGATAGAACCGTCTACACCACGACTAACTGGATCAGCTTTAAACATTGAACGGCTTAAAGCTGCTGGGCTAGTAAAGCCAGAATTTGCAGCAATGGAAGGGCGCTGCACAGTTGCAGTATCCCCGGATTCCATAAGGTCGGTTTTAGGCCGTGAAGAAAGCAGTGTTGGATTACCAAAGAATGTAATGTTTTTGCGAATCGTTCGCATTAACTCATCGTGAGTGCAAATGTGGTTTGCCATTGAATCAAACTCACCGACACCCTCCGTAGAAAAACCTTTGGGGTTGTTCAGGATCTCAACGCATGGAATAAATCCCAGAGTATTTACAAACTTTTTAGTATTACCAGTTAATGCATAAACCGGCATTTCAAATGACAACTCAGAATCAGAGTGTGTTTCTTCAATTTCTCGTTGTTTAATAGACAGGCGAATATAACGCTTGGCTCCTGGGTTCCAGGTGCTTTTGTTGCTTGTGATATTAACTGCCGTAATGTCATCACCGAATCCATTTCCGCGACGCACTTTATAGCTATAGATGATCACCACCTCGTCCAGCTCGCCATCTACGTTGTAATAAGTGCGATACTCGTGCTCTCGGAAATAATAAAGACGGTAGCTCTGTTTGGTTGGTCGGATATAAAACAACCCTTTGCCGTCACACATGAAGTATTCCCAAATGGAATCCAACCTGGTGTCTAACTTGTTGTACTTAATTACTCGATCAAGAAAATCTTTGCGTTGTGCGCCGAAGTTATCTTGTGACGGGAAAAATTCAACACCCTGACGGATGCCAAATAATTTCATTTGTGCAATATGAGACGCAACAACACCCGTATCAACAACGATGTCACTATCCTTCTCAAGATACGCGTTGATAATTTCTTGAAGACGGGCTTTGGCGTCAGCCATTAATTATTTCCTGATTATTTAATTTCATCTTAGCAGCTTTTTTGCGCTGTTTTCGTAACCACAACCAACGCCCAAAAAAAGCAAGTTCAGCTGGTGTATACAGCTCAGGATGTTTGAGTGCACGTTTTACCAACTTTTTCTTTTTCATCAGGAAATTGTTTTAGTGTAACCAGGGGGCAATTGGCCCATCTGCGGACCACCATAGAACTGTGCATTTTGTAAGCCGCCAAAATTTCCTGGAGTTCCAGGGAGGGAAGCGCCTTTGTTTGCTGGGTTGCGTTGACGCAAAAATTCAAGGATACTGCCGCCATAAGGTTCAAGGCGTTTGTTCAACCTGCGTTCGTCAACATACTGCTCAAACGACTCTTGAGACATAGGAAAGCGTGGATCTTGACCCACTGGAATTCCTGCTGCAATTAGCGCTCCAGGTGTACGATTGATGTCAAAGCTTGGGCCGCCAGGAAGAAGGTTACCAGCTGCTCCCGGAAAGTTTGCACCTTCGCCGCGATAAATTACCATGTCTTTTCTTTTTTCTTTATTCTAGTCTTCCAATACTTCGTACCCGGATGAATCATTCACCCTGGACAGTACAATCCCATTTCCCTTTACGTCCCAATCGAGTACATCACCTTCTTGCCAACCAAGGTCTTCAATAACCTCGTCGGGAAGCGTGATAAAACAATCACCGTTTTCGTCTTCTTGAACTTCAAGAATGTAACTGGTCATTTGCTAAGTAACTTTTCAATCAGTTTATCAAGTTTATTGTTGATCTCGCGGAAATTATCCTGCATTTCTTGAATTTCTCTTAAGAAATCAACCTTAAGCACGTACTCGATTGGCATTCGGTTGATCTGGTCTTCCAAAAGATCTACCCGTCGTTTTTGAGAACTAATGTAACTATAGGCCTGATCCAGCTTTTCCTGCTGTCTGCCTAACAATTTACTCATTGCCCAACTACCGCCTGTAACGGCGGATATGATAGCCGTAAGGCCGACTGCTAAGTATTCTGGTCCCACTGGTATAAAGCTTTTTTCTAATTCTAAATTCAGTAATCAAGGTGAAGATTACCTTTACGCATTAATCCGTTAATTAACCAAACAAGAGAATCAACGCAGTCATCGTGACTACTTACACCAAAGTTTGTAAGCTCTTCAAACATTGCAGTGAAATTACGGTAGCGATTAAAAATAATCTTACGCTCTTCAAATAATCCCATACAACCTCTAAAGCGTGCAAGTTTATCAGACCTAAAACCTTTCACTGGATGCCATTTAAGATTCCAGAGTTCTTCATTGTTCAAACAAATGCGCTTGAAATCAGCCTCAATGGAAGCCTGGTACGCAACAGCTTCTGACCAAATATCACACGATGAATGAGTGGGGAAATAAAGGTCATTTGCATCCTTACCCAAGATGGACCAATCGTGGAGCATCTCTTTGAGAATATCTAGTTTTTCTAGATTACCCATTACGCGAATGCGTCGATAGTCAATAATATGAATCTGGTCTCCAACACGACCACCAAGTACCATTACTGTGTAATCATTCTTTTCTTTTGTTCCAACAGATAGATCAATACCAACTCCAAGAGTGTCGAACTCAGTTGCAATTTCTGCTTTCACAATTAGCTCAGGCGCAAGCGATAGTTCGTTTTGCCTGATGATTTGATTCATATACTGGAAAGAAAAAGCAATTGGTGCTTGCCGTTTCTTTTCTTTTAGATAATCAAGTGACCACATTTCAGGCCAATAGGAAACCTCATCGCCTGATTTAGGATCACTCAAGATTGCAGAAAGAACAATCTGACGCCAGTTATTCTGCTCGTTAAACGTAGTTGCGTGAATGTCATCATGTCTAAATCGAGTGCCAAGGCAGATGGCTCTGGCGCCTTCAAACATGGTTGGTGCAATCACCGCATTCCAGTTCTCCTGCATTTGTTTGCGAATATCTGGGTTGGCAATATCAGCTGCAGATTTAATTGCGTCATCAATCATCACAAGGTGTGATCGTTTTGATGTCACCGAACCTTTAAGGCCTGCCGCGCAGAGCGTAAATTGCTCTTCACCTGTAGTGTTGATGCCAGCAAACTTGTGATCAATAGACCAGTACTCATTACTGGTTGCAGTTTTAAGCAGGCGTACCTTAGGGAACACTTCTTGGTACCGTTTGCTTTCGATGATTCGTTTAATGGTTGCTGATTTGGAACGTGCAATATCAACCGTGTATGACAAGTAAAGGATCTGCAGTGGCATTTTGGCATGCGTATGAATACCAATTGCCCACGCAGTTAACAAACCAAGTACTGTTGATTTAGCTGAGCCCCGTGGAGCCAACAAATCAATATTTGGTCCTGCGATTTTAATTAAACAATTGCTGTCTTCATTTGTAATGAAATGATGATGCCAATGACGATGGTGAGTCGCAGGAGGTTTATTGGCTACATACTCACAAAAAAAACCAAAATCTTCCCTGGCAAGTTGAAGAGATTCAGCGTTTTTAGGAGGACGAATTTGTTGCTGCTGTGCCGCCGCCCTTGCATTTCGTCGATACGCTAAATGAAGGTAAGACGGCATGAAAGTATTCAATCAGTTATTGAATACTAACTTATTTTTTGTCTTTTTGTTTTTTATACTTGCTTGCTTTATCTAAAGCGGCTTTTCTTTTTTCTTCATCGCTCATCTCTGAGCCATCAGCTCGTTTGGCTTCTTTACGCTTTAAGTACTCAACGAACTGTGGCGGCATTTTTTTTGGCATAATTATGCCCTTTCTCCAGTTGGATTTGAAGGTGCACCAAAGCTACCATACTTGCGGTTACGTTGTAACTGAACAAGCAAATTAATCAAACGATCAGGAACGCTAGAGCTTGGTGTTGAACTTTGCTCTTGAGAATCTTGCGTAGGTTGTTGTGTATTCATTCTTCTAATTGCATATGAGCCCAAACACTCATGGATGCTTCTTCCAGGGGGATTTCAATTGGGTCGTCTTTAAACACTGACAAGATTTCTCGTATAGCACGATCTGCTCCTGCCATTAAAAGACCTTTTCGATCTTTGAGTGCAGTAAATTGTTCAACTTGAGCAATTGTCCCGCGTAATTCTTTTTGCATGCTTGCAATACGAGCAACACCAGCATCACGTTTTACGATGCCGTTCTCAACGTCTTCTCGCAACTTACGCATATCCTCTTGCATTTCATCAATTTCATACAAGAGTTTTTTGCGTTGATCTGGCTTGGGGTAATTACTGTTTACCCAAGCTTCACACGCAACAATGCTTCCGTTGTAACCAAGGAAACGTGCGTATAAATAACACTCAATTACAGAGTAGTTATCGCTGGAGAAAGAACAAAAAGCTTCTTGAGTAGCTGAATCAAGGTCATCGACCCAGGATTCAAATACTTCAATATCGATAAGCGCGTTGGGCCTGAGAGTAATCTCGGGCTTCATCTGCTTGCTTGAACTGTTGCCCTTGTTCGGAAGAGCGACGTTGTTCTTCTGCACCTTTACCGATGGTTTCACGTTCTTGTTCACCAGAAGTCTCCATCTTCTTTTTAGAAAACTCGTATGCAACACCAGCAGCTTGCCGATATTTATCTAAATCAAACCAATCGTCTGATGCGTAAGTATCTTCAATGCTGCTGGTCATTGTACTTTAATATTACGAGTTTGTGTGATCTTATTAAATCAGAAGTTAGACATCATACTGGCAAGACCTTGCGTGTAAATATCACGACGGCCTTCAACAGATTTTTGACGTTGTTGACGCTTTTTAGAAGATTCCAGACGATTGAGAAGATTCTCAAACTCAGCAATGTTAAAAGCGTTTTCGGTTTCACCGGCAACGCCCGTAGAGTAAGTCA